CAAATCAGCCGCATCTGCTGATGACTTGCTGACACTGTCCAATGTCACAGGCTTCACTGTGGAAGAACTGCAAAAGATGCAGTATGCATCATCCTTCATTGATGTCAGCATGGAAGCCATGACAGGCTCAGTCACTAAACTTACCAAGTCAATGAAATCTGGATCAAGCGCATTCGATACGTTAGGTGTAAAAGTCACCGATGTATTCGGTAACATGCGTGATGCCAATTCCGTCTATTATGAGACGATTGAAGCACTGTCAAAAGTGGAAAACGAAACCGAACGTGATGCGCTTTCAATGGAAGTCTTCGGTAAGTCCGCAATGGAAATGGCAGGGATTATCGATGACGGCGGTGCGGCTTTAAAGGCATTAGGCGAAGAAGCAGAAAACACAGGCACGATCATGAGCCGTGATGCGGTAGAATCCGCAGTAGCGTTCAATGACCAGATGGACAAACTGAAGAATACCACCACACAGGCATTCTTCAAGATGGGTGCATCACTGTCAACTTCGTTACTTCCGGCAATGGAGAAGTTGGTGAATGCGGTGGTAAAAGTTGTTACCTGGTTCGGCAATCTGGATGGAACAACACAGACTGTCATTTTAGGCATTCTTGGACTTGTGGCGGCGATTTCTCCTGTGGCTTCATTACTTAGTAATCTGAACACAATTGTGACTGTGGTAAGCGGTGCATTCGGTGCATTGAGCGGTATTCTTGGCGGTGCCGGAATCGCAATCGGCGGTGTAACAATTGCAATCGGTCCGCTGATCGCTATCATTGGCGGTCTGGTTGCCGCAGGGGTTCTTTTGTATAAGAACTGGGATACTATTCAGCAGTGGGGCAAAACCTTGGCGAAGGAGACCAAGACAGCATGGAACAACATTAAGACAAACGTGAGCAATGCGGCGAACAATGCACGAACTGCGGCAGTCAATGCATTCAACGGAATGAAAAGCACTGTTTCAACCGTTACCAGTCAGATTTCTGCGACCGCTTCAAGGGAATTCGGAAATCTGAAGAATGCGATCACCACATCATTCGACAATGCAAAAGCCGCAGTCAGCACAGCGATGTCAAATGTCGCTAGTACAGTCAGTACTGCAATGAATGATGCAATCTCAGCAATTAACAGCAGTCCGATTGTCAGTGCCGCAAGGGAAAAATTCCAAGATGTCTATGCGGCTATTTCCGGCAAATGGGAACAGGCAAAGGATGCGGCGATCAATGCGATTCAGAGAATTAAGGACAAACTTGACAGCACGCACATGGATAAGGATGTCAATGTCAATGTCTATGAAAACACATATACAAACCGTGGAAACACTGCGAATCGGAACAGTGGCACAGTGACACCATACGCTTCAGCATATTCAAATGCGGTGATGTTCACCAGACCGACAGTCTTGCCAACGATCAACGGACTGAAGCAGTTCGGTGACCGTGGGGGCAGTGAATTGGTCATCGGCACACAGAAATTGATGAACATGATTTCCCAGGCATCCGGCTCTAATGTTGTAATCAATATCAACGCACGTGAAAATCAGAGTCCTAAAGCCATAGCGAATGAGGTTGCTTTACGTCTGGACAGATGGATGGGGTCAAGAGTATGAGAAAATTCAAACTGATAAACGCAAACGGTGAAGAATTCGATCTCATGCGGAAAGATGCCTTCTACCATGCTCCAGAAGGGTTAGGCAGTGCGAAAGCATATGAATATATGCGAGCAGGCACGGCATTTGAAGCAACAGACACGTACGAAGATCAGAAGAGCATAGGCGGTGAGATCGTCTTTGGAAATTACTCTGTTTATGATGAGTTCATCCGCTTCATTGCCTTCACTCCGTTGAAACTTGCATATATGCCATTAAACGAGTGGGCATATCTTGATGGCGAATTGGTAACAATTGAGAAGACAGAGATCAGCGAGAAGTTGAACATGCTTGTCTGTCCAATTGAGTTCTTAGGAACTTCTTTATGGTACATTCCGAGAGAAGCCACACAGACAGACCCAAGCGTTGAAGATGCGAAGTTATATGATTACACATACAACTACACATATGCAGACACGCTGAACGGTGTTTTGCTGATAAATAACCTGTCTGCTGAAGAATCTCCGCTGAAGATCACGATATTCGGACAGATTGAAAATCCGACATGGACACTGACGGTAAATAATACGCAAATCGGCTCTGGAGCGGTAACGGCAACGATTGACCGAGGGAATAAAATTGTCATTAATTCCAAGGATGGAGAGTTAAAGGTTGCCGAGTATACCAACAGCAATGAATTTGTGCGGAATCTGTACCAGCTGACAGACTTCAGCCGTCAGACATTCTTATATGCTCCTTCTGGGTCATCTCAGTTGACCATCACAGGAATTATTGAAGGTGCGATAAATGCATGGGTAGAGGTCGAAGAACTTCATGAGACGGTATAGGCTTGAGGTCTTCGGACGTGATTTAAACTTCAAAACATTCGCTGAAACGTCTGAGCCATCTATTGCTTTAGACAAATTGGTTCAGACGGAGAGCGAGGTTGAATGCTTCGGTATTATTCAGTGTGATCGTGGCGATTACGGACAAATCAGAGTTGACGGCAATGTTTACTATCAGGGCGTTATCTCTGATCTTGAGTATGACGGCAACAAAACAACAGTTACACTTCAGCAACTGGATTCACTGCTTGATAATGAAGTGTTTGCGGATGTTTCTCTTTTAAACAGTCAGACGGTTGAAACATGGATGACTAATCTGCTGTCATCCTTTTTCAACGGTTCAGACACATACCAGAATCTGACAGGGTTCACGGTTACATCCTCATCAGCAACACAGGGCAGTTACACAACTTCAGACGATGGTTCATACAACATGTATGACTTGATGAATCACTTCTTCAAAGTGTACGGAGTGATTTTGTCTATATCTTTCGATGCTTCAGCCAAAACCATCACGTTTGCGTTTTCGGCAGTGGATACATCCAAGGTCACAAAGTTAAATGTGAGGGTCACGGATGTTCAGACATTTGCAATAGAAAACTCCATCACTGACGATCACTGCAATAAGATGACCGTCAGAGACATGAACAGTTCAGACAGTCTGACATATTACTGGCATCCGACACAGTTCGGTGGGTCGGTTGATACTGACCCAAGCACAAACCGAGAGACTCCGGTAAAAACGCAGTGCATTGCCATTGTGTTGGAAGAAGGGCAGTCATTTGCGGATGCATCCTACACGTTCGCATATCAAGCGATGTACAACTCACGGTATGACGATCTCATAACTGTTTCGTTCAAGGCAGACTCAAAACTGATGCCGGTCGGCGCGTTGGGTGATTTGTATGAACTGATGGACGGAGAGAACACATATCTGACCATGCTGACAGGCATCAGAGTCTTAAACATGCGCTATGCAGAAATGACATTTGGCTATGTCAGAAAGAGACTGACACAGATTATAAAGATGGACAGGAGAAAGTAACATATGAGAGTACTTAGAAACACAGGGCAGAACATTTCACCGTCAGATGACGGCAGACTGTTTGACCAGGCATTTACAGACGGACTGTTCAATTCTCCGTCTATCACTTCATTAGGGTCGAATCTGGTGCAGATTGGTGCTATGTACGGCATTCTGTGCGGAAGGGATTTTACATCCGATGCACAGCAGATCACCGTTGCACTCAGTGATTCCGGCACGAAGACAGGACACATCTTCATTCGGTTCGACACCACCACAGCAGACATCATTTCGATTCAGTCTGTAATTGGGGCATACACACCGACATATCAAGACATAAACACCACAGGAACAGTCTGTGAAATGGAGATTGCTTCATACACTGCAACAGTTCTTGCGGTCACTGCGCTGACACCGAACTATCCAAAAGCACAAACAGAAATCAACACAACGCTTGCCGGATCAATCGCAACGATTGAGACATCTCCTGCGACAGCGAATCACAGCGTAGGTGAGTACATTGTTTACAACGGTCAGCTTTACAAAGTCACGACAGCAATCACGGCAGGAACAACGCTGACAGGGAAGATTTCAGCGGTGAGTGTTGGTGCTGAATTGAGAAATATTCACACAGGAACAGAAGTTGCTACAACATCACACACTCTTTCGTTTGCAAAATCACAGCGCATCGGAAATCTGTATGTTGCAAACCTGACCTTTACTGTCGGAAGTGCGGTTTCCGCTTGGGGAAATTTGCTTACGCTAAATAATGTCAGTATTGGTGCATCGTGCTACTTTCCTGCATATATCGGTGGAACATCGTTTGTAATGTTATATGTCGGAATAGGCGGACAGGTGTCGTGCATCAGCAATTTATCCGCAAATACTGAAGTAAAAGTTGCTATATCGCTTATTTTGAACGATTGAAAGGAGACTAAACCATGACACAGTATTACATTATTGAAATCAAACAGTTAAACAGCGGAGAATACGAACATGCAGTTCATTATGCATGGGATGAAGATGCTGACAAGGCAAGACTGAAGGCAGAATCGAAATACCATGAGGTTCTTGCAACAGGTGCGGTCTCTGATACACTGAAGCATTCTGCAATCATCATCAGTGATGAAGCATTCCCTGTAATGAATCAGTGCTACAGGCACGAAAAAGAAGCAAACACAAAAGCAGAATAAACCAACTGAATTAACAAACATATTTTGTTAAAACATCCCTTGCATTTAGGTTATTGCACAAATCAGCAAAATACCGAGACAATGGAAGAAAAGACGTAGTCTTTATAGCATCGGATGAACAATCTGAAGCGAATTTCTTGTTACCGAAAAGGTACAGGCAAAGCCGTCAGCATGCATGGCGGTTTTCCCACAAATTCAAGGACAGTCTGAAAAGGCTGTCCTTTTCTAATAGGGGTGATCGGAATGAAAACACCACAGCAGTTCGTGGATGCCTACAAATTCAAGGCATTCGACTATGACAGAGTATATGGTGTTCAGTGCGTTGACGGCTTCAAGGCATTCTGTCTGTGGGCAGACATTCCTGTTCAAGCCACACCGAACAATTGGGCAGACGGTTATTGGTTTTACCGTGATCAGTTAGGCTTTTCCAAGTGGTTTGAGTACATCACCGACAAGAACCAGGTGCGCAAGGGTGACTGGTGCATCTGGGCGCAAGGTTCATCATGTGTGCTTTCTCATATCGCTATGTATTGGGAAGGAAACACGTATTTTGGCGAACGGCAGAACGGCAATCTGTTCTTCTGTTTTGCTGATCTGAAAAACGATTGGGTGGGCGTACTCAGATGGAAAGGGTTTGACATGATTGGATCATGGGAAAAGCGCATAGACATGTATGCCGGAACTGAAATCATTGTGTGCGGCTGTCCAGACGGCGACCGCTTGACCTTCATGGCGGCATCTGAACCAAAAAAGATTCAAGATGTTGACACACTTGGCACTGTCTACGACATGAAATTAAACGCAAACTTCTTCAGCATTGAGAAGGGCGAACAGTACGGTGTGCGATGCGGTATAAACGTGTGGGAAGTGCCGAGACAAGGTCAGTTCATTTACTATGCTGTCAAATATGACGGCACCACAGAAGTCGGCAATGATTCTGATTTCTGGTATCAGCGTGGTGAAATCGAATGCGCAGGTTCTCCGGCTATGGTTCTCATGCATAACGGACAGGACACCGAATACATTTCACCATTGTGCGAATGGCGGCGAACGTATGCATGTTGTCAGAGTTTGCTGATCAGAAGAGCAGACAGATTCCTGTTTGCCATCACCAAAGGGAAATTAACTCCAGATCAGTGCCGAGCATGGGCAAAGTCAATCGGTGCGCTTGATCTTGTGTTCAATGATGCAGGTGGTTCTTCCACCTTGCAGTATGGCTATGATGTTTACTCCGGTACAGGTGAGCACAGAAAGATTCCGAACGTGTGGGCATTCTATCACGATGCTGACGACACAATAGAATTACCGCTAGAGACGATTTCAGACGTTTCTGAGCCGATCACGGAACAGCATGAAGAAGTTATCACGGAAACAGAACAGCCACAGGAAACGTTTATAAATGTGGCACATGAGGTGGATGATATGGAAGAAAAGACAGTGAAGAATCAAGTTGCAAAGTTGATTGATGTTAAGTCGATAATCACGATCATGGTAATGTTCTGTTTGTGTTACCTGGTTATCAATGGGCAGGAGATACCGCAGAACTTCATGCAAGTGCTGATTGCAATCATGACATTCTATTTCGGTTACCAGTCGAATAAAGGGGAAAAGTAATGGACTATACTATTTCCCTTGGCAAACTGTTCTGGCTGTGCGGCGGTCTGGCGGCGGTCGTTGCCATCATCCGAACCGTCATGAAACCTGTGAAACAGATTGATGACCATGAAAGAAGAATTCACAGTCTGGAAGAAGAAAAGGAACAGCGGACAAAAACCGATGATCTTATACTCCGGTCGCTGAATGCCATGATGAACCATATGATAGACGGTAATAACATCGAAGGCATGAAGGCTGTTCGTAAAGAATTCCAAGATAACGCAATCAAATCTAAATAATCCAAGGCATGATCTCCTTTGTATAGGCACTCACATCACCCCCAAGATGTGGGTGCTTTTTTATTTTGTTTAAAAATTACACCCAAAGGTGTTGACAATATACACCCATAGGTGTATTATATAGGTGTAAGGAAGAGGTAAGGAAGATGACAAAAAAGGAAATGGCAAGAAAAGTTGCAGAACACATGAACAAGATCAACAGCAACGTGAACATTGAAAGACAGACAATCATTCTCATGAAGGGCATGACAACAAACGAACTGAAGAAACTGATGAACAGGGGGTAAGGAAAATGAAAAGCGCAGTTAAAGTTGAAAAGAACAAAGCATATCAGTATATGACACTTATCATCGACAGACCATTCAAAGAATGTTATCAGCCGAACGTAAAAAACCGGAAAATGTTCTTTGAAAAACTAGCACAGTCAGAAGACGGTACTGTAAAACAGAACGGTCATACTTATGAAGTAATAGGTTCAAGGTTCACGATTGGCGGCAGAAAAATATACTATCTCATGAGAGACGGCGAAGACATACCATGTGCATTCATTGACATAAAAAACGAATACATCGACATTCAAACATATGCGGATCAGCAATAACACAAACGGTTCGCCAGTCACCGAAAGCACTGGCAGAAAGGCGGAGAAAATGAAAAAGTATTATAAAGACTTCTACGGTAGCACAGCAAGCATCACAGTTCGCAAAGATGGCACAGCAAAACTGGTCATGAGTTATGGCGGCAAGCGTGAATCAAAGGTATATAACACGGAACGTGGCGCACGCATTGCGATGGGTAAGAGTTCTGATGGATGGAGAGAGGCAAAAGCATGAGCAAACTTCAAAAGATAAGGAATTCCGCACACATGTCAACGGCGGAGTTGGCAAAGCGGTCTGGAGTAAATGAACGCATGATTCAGTATTACGAAAACGGCTACAAGGATATCAACAAAGCACAGGCAATCACAGTGTTAAAGATTGCTGATGCGCTTGGGTGTGAAGTAAGGGATTTACTGAAAGAAGGATAATAACCTTCTTTTTTTAGTATCAAATTAGTATCACGGCAAAGAAAAACCGCATGATTATGCGGCTTTTTATTGTTCTAGACACATATGGGGTATTTATCATAACTGTTTATAACTGCTTATAATCGCTGATAAACCGCATAAATAAGCCATAATTGCACATAACTGAAATTAAAAGTTTGAATTAGTAGTATCACGGTAGTATCACACTGACCACATTGTTCATGGTCTGTATCATTTCATCATCCGTCTTTTCAAGCAGATGTGTGTAAGTTTCAAGTGTTTGCTGAATGTTGCTGTGACCCAGGTATTTGCTGACTGCTACTATGTTGCATCCGTTGTTGATTGCGTTTGTAGCGAACGAATGCCGGAGATCATGAATGCGTATCTTCTTCACACCGCTTGCTTTGATTCCGTCAGCAAACTTCTTCTGAAGCGTTGCCGTTGGTATGGAAACATCACCGCCAAACACAAACGGTTTTTCATCGCTACAAGCCATTACAAGCGGTCTGACAGCGTTTATCACATTGGTCGGTAGTTTCAATGTTCTCTCTGAAGATTCCGTTTTAAGGGGCTGAAAACCGTCTGAAAACTTGCGTATCTGATGCCATATGCGGACAGTGCCTTTTTCAAGATCGAAGTCATCTTTGCACAACGCAAGTGCTTCACCCCTGCGAAGACCAGTGCAGTACATGAATGTAAAGATGTTCCTGTAATGACCTTCCGTATGCTGAATGAACTGATTGAATTCATCGACTGTCCATACCACAATTTCTTTCTGCTTCGGAAGTTTCAGCGTTTTCAAGACTACTGCGGTATTCGGCACATTGTAAAATTCATTAGCAAACTTAAACACTGATTTAACCAGAGAGATACATGAGTTTTTGGTGCGCACTCCGATGTCATCTCTTTTAATGAGATCAACATACCATTCAAGAAGCATTTGCTTGCTGATCTGACTGATCGGTGTTCCGGCAAAAGGCATGTACTTCTGCACTCTGGTCTGCTCTTGCTTTCTTGTGGTCTGTTTAGAGGGGTTTTTGTAGTCAATGAATAAGTTATCAATCTCCGTGAAAGTTGCGCTTGTAGTGTCTGAAACGGCGATCTGTGACGATTCCCATAGTTGCGCTTCACGCTTTGTTTTAAATCCACGCTTCAGAACCTGTTTCAGTTCTCCTGTGATGACATCTTTCTGATATCGTTTGACCATCCAGGTGTTTCTTTTTTTGTCTTTAATGATTGCCATATCACATACCTACACCAAGCAATGTGCGTATTGCTGTGCGTATTTTGTCATCAGCATCACGGTATGCGGTGATTATATCCATTTCTTCTTCTGAAAGTGTTTCGGTGCGGTGCGGCATCCAATCAGCGTGTGCGTAATCGCTGAGATACTTTTCCCAGAATTCTTCTTTGTCTAGGTCAAGACCAGAAAGCCAGACATCATTTACTTGGAGAGCATCAGCAAGTTTGTTGAGGTTTTCGCTTTTCGGTTCAAATCTGCCGCTGAGATAATTTGAAATCATGCTTTTGTTGATACCTGTTATATTCGCCAATTCTGACTGCTTCATGTGGCGAATCTGTAAGGCTTCTTTCAGCCGTTCTGCGAATTTTGCCATTTTGGTAACTCCCTTCTATTCCATTGTAAACAATATCAAAACAGAATTGCGAAAAAACAAAAAAAAGTATTGAAAAACGAAATCATAAGAGTAAAATGAAGACAAGGTTTGAATATCGAAACCCAAAACACAGAAAGGGGGTGAAATGGTGAATAAGGCAAAACTCAGAGCAATCATGATTGAAAACGGAGATACATATGAATCTCTGGCAAGAGAAATTGGATGCACAACTTCAACATTTTCGTTAAAGATCAATGGCGAAACATCCAATGGTTTCACACAGCCGGAAATTAAAGCGATCAGAAACAGATATGCTCTGACAGACGAAGATGTGATACAGATTTTTTTTGCAAACTAAGTTTCGAAAATCGAAACAAGAAAGGAAAGCATGAACAGTTTACAGAAATTCAACAATCCAGAGTTTGGAACAATCAGAAGCACAACAATCAACGGTGAACCTTGGTTTATCGGCAAGGATGTTGCACAGGTACTTGAATACAACAATCCGAGAGACGCAATCAGAAACCATGTTGATTCAGAGGATAAGGGGGTAGCGAAATGCGACACCCTTGGCGGTGCGCAGGAATTCACAGTAATCAATGAATCTGGTCTGTACTCTTTAATCCTTCAGAGCAAGATGCCAAAGGCAAGACAGTTCAAGCGTTGGGTAACTTCCGAAGTACTGCCGTCAATCAGAAAGAACGGCGGCTATATTGCCGGACAGGAAACGCTGACAGATGATGAACTGCTTGCAAAGGCTCTGACAGTCGCAATGAAGAAGATTGAAGACCGTGACAAGCAGATAGCAATGATGAAACCTAAAGAAATCTTTGCGGATGCGGTAGCAACTTCAGCAAATTCAATTCTGATCGGCGATCTGGCGAAGATTCTGAAGGGAAACGGTGTGGAGATCGGACAGAAACGGCTGTTTCAGTGGTTGCGTGATAACGGCTATCTGATCAAGAGACACGGAGCGGATTACAATTCACCGACACAGAAAAGCATGGAACTGAAACTGATGGAAATCAAAGAGACAGTAGTGGCACATGCTGACGGACACACAACAGTGAACAAGACACCGAAGATCACAGGAAAAGGACAGCAATACTTTGTGAATAAGTTTCTGGGGGTATCTGATGAACAAAGAACGGACTAATGAAGAAATTGTCGCATCTGGTTATATCAGACAGTCGGAATTGAAAAAAGTGTACGGCTACACCAATGCCAAAAAGATTTATGACAAGGCATTTCAGATCGATTCTGAAGAACTTGGATTTAACAGGGTAATCACCAACATGGTGCGCATTTCATCAGTATACACGGCAATCGGAATCAAAAAAGGCGGTTCTGCTCTGGGAAAGAAGACCGCCACAGTGGCTAAGTAAAGCCATTCCAATTATACAGGAGAAAAGGGAAATGAAAAAAACAATTGGAATTGTAAAGAATCTTATGATCTGCGCAATCATCGCAGTGTTCATGGTTGGCTGTTTCCTTGGTGCAGTGCTTCAGACATCATACAGGCTCTGCCCAGTGACGGCAGAAGAAATTGCAGAGGTGGCAAAATGACCGAAGAAAAGAAACGTCAGATCATCACAGAAATAAAACTGTGCATGACTGTTCTGAAAGAGATTTCGGAAGAAGTCAGCAAAGAACGTGATGAAGCATTCGGTGTGCTTCTTACAACAAGCCGCTTTGATGGAAGTAATGAAAAATGGTTTGAGTACTGCAACATCAGTTTTCTGATCAATCGGAAATCAACACCGCCGTACACAGTCGATGAAATTGAAGGTGCAATAAATGAGTTACTTTGATTACTTCGGTAGCATGATGATCTGCACAGACTGCGGTGAGAAATTCCACAGTGACGATGCAAACCGCCGTGCTGAATATGTTGATGATTCAAATAAACCGTGGGGTTATGTTCTGATCTGTCCGTTCTGCGGAAGTGATGACATTGAAGAATGGGAAGAAACAGAAGATGAAGAAAGTGCATTGTCTGTTTGAACAGTCTGGAACATTCAAGAATGAATTTCTGAAGTTGGGAATTCCGGCAGAGGATTACGACATTCTGAATGACTATGGTCAGACTGATCACCAGATTGATCTTTTTGAAGAAATTCGGAAAGCATATCGGGGGGGGGTGAGCATTTTCGATACTATGAACGGAAATGATCTCATTATGGCTTTCTTTCCATGCGTGAGATTTGAAGACCAGATCATGGTTCACATGCGTGGCGATTGCAACACTATGCGGAACTGGGATGACATAAAGAAGTTGGAATATTCAAAGCGATTAAACCGTGAAGTGTGCGAAAACTTTGAACTAATCAGCAACATGGTCATAGTCTGCATACGCAAAGGATTGCGATTGATCATAGAAAATCCGTACTCACCGCAGCACTATCTGAAACAGTATTGGTGCATGAAGCCGAAACTGATTGATAAAGACAGAACGCAGCGTGGTGATTGGATGAAAAAGCCAACACAGTATTGGTTCATAAACTGTGAGCCTAAGAACAATTTCATCTTTGAACCGATGCAGATCAGAGAACGCACTAGATTCAAAAAGATAGTGAATGACGGAACGGAACGAAGAACCGCAAGACGATCAAAGATAATGCCAGAGTATGCAAACCGCTTCATAAGGGAGTTTCTTATAGATGAGACAAATGACACTGTTTGATGTCGAAATTGATACCAAAACACCGAAAAATAATTCAGATCCTTCGCCGATCCGAGAGGAGAAGCAAGAAAAAATGACACCTTGCGTTTTCTGCGGAGTACTTCCGAAGGTATGGAAACACGAAACACCTACACATGTGATTTATACAAATGCACGATGCCCAGAATGTGGGTGGGGATGTTCCACACCTTACGGAAACATTGAAGAACACTGGAATGGTTTAAACACACTTGAATGGAGATTGAAAGAAAAAAATGGAAAAAGAAAAGCAAATATATAACCTTCCGCTTGACGGATGGAACATACACCAACGAATCTGGGCGATCACTGCCGAAATCGGCAAAGTTGCGCAGAATCTTAACGTTGATACAGGGAATAACCGTTCTTATAAAGCAGTATCAATCAATGATGTGGTAGACAGTGCTTTGCCGCTTCTGGAG